GTCGTGCCTTCTGCGCGATCTTCACAGCCTGGTCATGCACCGCAGCTTCAACCTGCGGCGTAGCCATCACCTGCTGGAAAAGCGCATCACCATCAATCCGAACGCTCATCCAAGCCACCTCTTCACTGTGAACTCTGTATGCGCCAGCCGTGAAGGAGTAGGCCACTGACCTACCTCCCCCACCACCTGCAGCACTCCATCAATACCGTCCACCAAAACGCCATCAGACGATTTGATACTCGTGATCGGTTGGCCCCGGCGCGAGATGATCCGCCAAGCGGTCTCCACCGCTTCGCGGGTGCCACTGTCGGTATTCTCCACTAGGGAAATCGGCTGACACTCCACCAGGAATGCCCCATCCGCTATCTCGGCGCCCTGCTTAATGTCCAAAGTCACACGGCTGGACTTACCCGGCGCGTACGGATCCTGAACCTTCGCAGGCTTCACCACACGGAGACGTTGATCCCACATTATTGAGGCCACCTCTCCGGCCACCTCGGAGGACAAGGAAACTCCCCCTCCGGGATACCCGAACCTGGCAAGCCAAGATCGGCGCGCTGCGCTGGGGTCAGCTTCACGCCTCCCCACGCCACCGAATCGACATCAGCGAAAGAATACGATTCCGATACCTGGCCAGCAGCCACCGACGAAGAACGACGGCCCGCGTCTTCACCGACAAGCATCGCGGCGGAAACCATCTCCCGGATCACGCGCTTGGCGGTTGAAGCTACCCACGGCAGGGCGCCGATCTCTCCTCGGAAGTCACGACCGACGCGAGAGAATTCAACCTCGATCATTTCTTCCGCATCTTCTAGCAGTTGCTCAGCGCGTGTCACCTCCGCGCCGACGAGCGGGCGGGGATAACGCTTCTCGAAATCAGTGAAACTGACCAGCATCGTCCACGCTCCTTTCCGCTGTTAGCCGACTGCGGCCATGATCTCGTCCTTGTTCATGCCCTTGGTGTCCACGCCGAGAGAAGCTGCGTACTCTTCCCACATCTTCTTGTTCGCCGCGTTCAGCGGGCGGGTCTTGCCCTCAGCTGTGGGGATATCGTCAACCTCAGATTCATGCTGAGGCTCTTCGTCCACGGCCTGCTCAATCTCGGCGACGGTCTCTTCCACCTCCGCGACGCTGGCTAGATCAACAGCAGCGCCGGAACGCAGCAGCCAATTACCTGTCGCCTCATCCACGGTGATTTCATCCCCGGAGTTGCGGATCGTGAAGTCTTTACCATCCCGCTGTCGCCAACGGGCTGCAGTCAGAATGAGTTTCATTAGCCCTTCACCCCAGTGATCCAAGCAGCGGCCTTCGGGGTATCCACGGCCAGCACGCGCTTACGGGACAGCTGGTAGCGAACCAGTTCGTTCTCTGGCTTGTCATATGGGCCGTCCATGCGGAGCTTGCGGGTATCGGAGTAGAAACCCAGCTCCTGGGAGGAAGTCACGAGGATGCGATCCTTGTACCAGAACTTCGGCACAACGATGTTCAGACCAGCAAAAGCCTGGTTGGTAAAGCCCTTGTACAACGGGTTCTCATGAGCAATGTCGCCCACCCACACAGAACGGACATTCGCATCCTTGGAGAACGCGCCCAGCAGACCACGAGGGACGATAAGAGTATCGGCCTCAAAGTCGTAAGTCGCTTCCTCCTGGTTCTCGTAGCCGGGAACCTCCGCGTCTGCAATGGTCTCGATCGCGTCATACACATCAGAGATGATGTCAGCAGACGAACCAGTCCACGCACCCGCAGCCTGCACGGCAGGAATACCACCAGCCTCGAGCACCTGCTTGGTACGGCGAGTGGAAGACAGCAAAGCGCTGTTCTTCAACTGGGTGATGGACTTAGCCACCTGACCGGACTGGTTCTCATCGCGCATCTCGTAGGAAATTTCCAGCGCGCGAGCTTCCTTCTCGGCAATCGCGGTGACCTTCGTACCGGCGACGGCACGAGTGGTTGGGATCTCCGCGAACTCAGCGACGGTTTCCAGACCGAGCTCGGTGAATGGGGCCGCGTCCTTCTCGTACAGAACGGAACCGTTGTTGTCGCCACCGTCGCGGAACAAGGCGGTCGCCAGATCCCAGTCCTTGAGGTAGTCCACAATCGGCTTGGCGATTGCCTTCGGCATGCCCATCAGATCGGACACGGTGTACTGTGCCCCGTCATTGACGGAGTAAATGGTGTTAACCATGTTGTTCTTTCTCCTTACTTGAGGCGCACGAGTGCGCGGGTATCAGTTGGTGCGGGATCCACAACGATGCCAACAACATCGCCAGCGGAGTGCGCCTTGGCCTTGCCGTCAGCAGCGACACCAACCTTGGTGCCCTGAGTGAGCTTGGACGTGGTTTCGAGGTACACCTCAACTGGGCCATAAGCCACGGAGGTGTTCGTCGGCTTCGTCACGAGCACGCCGTCCACAGGTGGGGTTTCTGGCGCTGCGTCGAGGATCGCCACGCCGAGCACGTTGTCCGCGTCGGCGCCGGCTGGCTTCACGCCGCCCTTGCCACCGGGAATGACGAACTGACCGGCCTTAACCGGTGCGTCGGCCTTGAAAGTCTTCGGGCCGTGATGGGTATTGATATTCAGTGCAGCCATTGGGTTTCTCCTTTTCAGGCTGTAGAAGGGGGTTTAGTGAAACTGGGCGATCATGCCGTTCATGGCCTGATCGTCATCGTTGGTGGACACGGAATTCAGTGCGTGTCCGGTCTCCGCCCGGTGAACCTGCCCCTTACGGATCTGGCTCAGACGCTCCTTAGCGTCCTCCGGGTCGGAGAGCATCTGCGCCACCCAACGTTCGCGGGAAGCGGCGCCGATACGTCCGTCCTGTACTGCCTCTTCAACGAGCTTGCGGGCGGTTGCCTTGACCTCGCGGGAACGGGCCTCACGCCCATAAGCGGCGTCGGCTTCCAGTTCTGCGAGGCGAGCGGAATCAACCATCGCGGTCAGTGGGGTGTGCTTCGCTGCTACTTCTTCCTTTGGTGCGGGATCGGCAGCTGGGTCAGTGGCGGGCTTTTCGCCGTCTGGCTCTTCATCGAACGCGCGGACGGTGACGGACAGTGCCACGCTGGTTTCGTTGACCAGGACGGTGAAGTCGGCAGCGGATCCAACCTCGGCACCGGATGGGGCCTTGACGGTCACGATGCCGCCCTCATCCACTTCAGCAGTCCAGCCCTCAGCCACATCGCCCATAGCGAAGGTCAGGCCAGCAGACTTTGCGAGCTGGACTGCAGCGGAATCGCCCGCAGGCTCAGCAGGAGCCTCACCCTCAGGAACGACCTCGACGCTGCCGTCGGCATCCTCGGTTGGCTTGTCCCCCACGATCGGTTCAATCTTGATCGTCTGCGTGGGGATGATCTTCACATCAGACGGGTAGGTCACGTTGACTTCACCGCTGATCGGAACGACCTCATTGAAAAAGCCGGTAAGTGCCTGCTTGGCAACTTCCGGCTCGACACCCAGATCCTGGGCGAAATTCTTGATCTTATTTTCGAAATCCATCGATTCCTTTTCCTTTCGCCCAATACTGGGCTCTGTATTTTTCACTTCCTGGTTGGAAGCAATCGGTGGCGGGGGTGCCGCCGACCGGGACGCATACCGGCACGACGCCAGCACACGAGACTTCTCCGTCTTTGCCACGGGCGCCACTGCTTTCGCATCCTCGATCGCATCCACGAGGCCAGCATCAAACGCTTCTTGCGCGGTGAACCATGTCTCCGCATCCATACGTTCCAGCCACTCTTCGGCTGACCCTCCGGTCTTATCGGAGTAGATCGCCGCGAGCTTCGCATCCTGACGCTCAAGGTCACCGATGGTCTTAGCCAAATCATTGGAATTGCCCATCTGCATGGTCCACGCACGATGGACCATGATCTCCGCGTTCGGGCGAGCCACGACATGGGCCCCACACCCCGCTGCGATAAACGACGCAGCCGACGCGGCCAGAGACTCGATAACGACCGTGAGCGCACCCTCGTAACCACGCAGGGCATTCACGATGGCAATGCCTTCGTACACATCGCCACCGCCCGATGAGATGCGCACCTTCACATCTTCACCAGCAGCGTTCTTCAACTGCTCAATCACCCCAGAAGCTGTGACCTCCCAGCCGATCTCCCCATAAATCAACACTTCATTCATGATCCCCCTCCTTTCAACTCATTAGCTCGGGCCGCGAGAAACGCTGTAGCCCGCTCGCGCACATCTGGATCAACGGGTGGAACACCAAGGAAATCCGCGAGGCTCATGCCAACGGCAGCCATCGCATCATCCTGACCCCAACCGTTCTTCAACAGTGCGCGTACCACTTCCACATCAGAAGCCACAGGGTCTCCCATCGGTACAGGGTCTGGTTCTCCCGGTTCAGGCAAACCCTCGAAGCCGAGAATCTGCGCCGCTTCATCACGGGAATATCCCGCGCCAACCAGCGCCGCGATAGCCTTAGCCACCTTCTCCAATTCCTCCGCAGACGGCTTACCCAAATCAGGATTCTCCGCCTTAGCCTTAGACTTCGGACGCTTCGCAGGCATCCCACCACGACGGCGCACCTCATCCTCAAGATCCTTGTCCGGCAGAACCACGCCTGCGTTAACCAACAGCGTCAACGTCTCCATCGGCAAATCCTTCACCGAACCGATGGGATCAAACGTCACCCGCGGATACGGACCATGCTCACGATCGAACGCGAG